GCCCCCCCCGCCCCCGGCGTGGGTGGCGCAGCATCCGCCACCGGCGGGAGTGGCGCAGCATCCGCCACCGGCTGGAGTGGCGCAGCATCCGCCACCGGCGTGAGTGGCGCAGCATCCGCCACCGGCGTGAGTGGCGCAGCATCCGCCACCGGCGAGAGGGGCGCAGCATCCGCCACCGGCTGGAGTGGCGCAGCATCCGCCACCGGCAAATACTGTGTGGCTATGACAACCGGATTTTTTGGCCGCGTTATGGGCGATATCGGCAACGCTATTGTCTGCGTAGAGCGTAGTGATAATGGAGATATCGCCGCCATCCTTTCTGGCATCGTGGATGGTGAAACGCTGAAACCCGGCGTGTGGTACACCGTTAAGAACGGCCAATGGGTGGAGGTACAGGGATGAACCGATTGAAGGAGAGGCGGCTGGAGCTGGGTCTGACGCAGGAGGCGGTCAGCGGCATTCTGAAGCTGGCAGACCCGCGGATGGACGTGAGCATGGTAAGCCGTTTTGAAAACGGCGTGTGCCTGCCCACGGAGGAAGTCACGGAGGCGCTGGAGGCGGCGCTGCGGGCCAGCAGGGCGTATCTGTTCGGCGAGGACGAGAAAGCGGAGATGCCCATGCGTACGGCGGAGACAGAGCGGATTGCCGGTCTGATCCCCAAGGGGCGCAGGAACGCCATCAGCCGGGAAGACCTGGCGGCGGCGCTGCACACCACCGACCGGAAGATGCGAAAGGCCGTGGCCGAGGCAAAGAAGCAGGGCGTGATGATCTGCAACGACGGGGACGGGTACTACCAGAGCGACGAGCTGAGCGATTTGTGGCGGCAATACAGGCGGGAGACGGCGCGGGCTATGTCTATCCTCAAGGCGCGGAAGCCTATGCGGGAAGTGCTGAAAGCGGCTGGGAGGCCGGTATGATGCGAGTTAAAAAGAAAAGGTGGGAGCGCATAGACACCGGCGTTTTGTACATCTGTGATGATTGTGGTGCGGAGTTTGAAGACCCGGCTATGTGTACCTACAAACAGTACCCGGACGGTGAGTTCGGTGAGGAAATGACAGAATACCAATGCCCGTATTGCGGCAGTGAGTATGTGGGAAAGGCGGAAGAATAATGCTGAAATCTTTTGACGAGTTGATACAGGTGGATGTAAAGCCGTTTTGCGATTTACGCGACGCAAAGGACGAGAAGGGTAATGTTATTAAGGTCCCTTATTTGAGCTGGGCAAAGTGCGCCAAGTTGCTCCACGAAAACGGAGCATCCAGCGTGTGGTATGCCCCTCGGAGGTGCCCGGAAACGAATACATACCTGTGGCCGCAGGCCAAAATTACTACCAGTAAAGGAAGGATTACAGAATGCTGGTTTGTGTCTGTTGAAATCCACATTGACGATTTGGAGTTTTCCTACGACATGCCCCTCTTGAACGGATCTCTTGTGGTATATGAGGACACGCTGAACCAACTCCGCATAAACAACGCGCTTGCGAGAGCTTTCGTTAAGGGTGTTGCCGTGCGTACCGGCCTTGGGTTTGACCTTTGGGCAGAAGGTGACGGAGACGATGGTGAGGACGATTTGAGCCGTCACAGTATCTTTGCCATAAAGGAGAGACTGGAAAGGCTAATCACCATGAAAGAACGAAATGGGCTTGACCACAACGACCTGCTTCGGGGACTTGGGATCAACGAAAAACAGCTTGTTCAGTTGATGGGATATTTTGCAAAGCTGGACGCGCTTGAAAAGGCTGTGAGTAAGCTATGATACGAAACCACGACAGAAGCGGGTGGTTTGGCGCAAGCGACACCGCCACCATCATGGGTAACTGGAATACAGATACGTTTCGAAGATGGTGGCTGGTGAAGCTGGGGGTCGGGAAGGACAGGTTTATTACGCCGGCAATGCAGTGTGGCACGGCTTACGAGCACAAGATACTTGATGCGCTGCATGTAAAGACACGAGACAGGCAGATACGCATTCGTTTGCTACGTTTGCGCGTGAACTATGACGGGGAAAGCAGACAACTCATTACCGAAGTGAAAACGCATAGCAAACCTGTATTCAAAGTTACGAAAGCGTATTGGCAGCAGTGCCAAGTGGAGATGTTTGCCAGCGGATGCGGGTTGTTCCGAAAGAGAAAGTTTTGCAGGATTGTGGCATACCGCGTTACAGAAGACGAATTGTTTAATTTTTTTCTGCCAATAGACGAAAACAGGTTGACACAGCACAAGGTTGATTATGACGCGGATTGGGTCGAGGGGTGTTACCTACCTCGTCTTAGGTATTTGGCAAAATGCCTACGAACAGGGCATTGGCCGCAGGAGGAAGAATTATGCAGCAGGTGACAGTCGATGGCGCACGGTGGCAGCAAGACAGCGAGGGCACATGGCTGGCGCTGCGGGTGAAGTCACAGCAGACCGCGATGGACGTGTGCGACGCACTGAAGCCTGGCAAGGAGTACAACGTGACCATCAAGGGCAAAGGCCGGAGCCTGGATGCCAACGCCTATTGCTGGGTGCTGCTGGACAGACTGGCGGCACACTACGGCATCTCCAAGCAAGAGGTTTACCGGCAGGAGATACGGAACATCGGCGGCGTGAGCGAGGTGCTGTGCCTGCAGGAAAAGGCCGCGGATGCGTTCTGCAAGGGCTGGGAGCGTAACGGTCTGGGCTGGATGGCCGACAAGGGCGTAAGCAAGCTCAAGGGCTGCGTGAACGTGACGGTATGGTACGGTAGCAGCACCTACGACACGGAGCAGATGTCGCGGCTGATAGATGCCGTCGTGGAGGATTGTAAGGCGGTAGGTATTGAGACGATGACTCCGGCAGAGCTGGACGCGCTGGTGAGCCGGTGGGGAGAGGTGAGCGCATGAACAAGCTGCACATACAGCCCTGCTGGACGTGCAAGAAGTGCTATGGCGATTGCAGCTGGTCGAGGAAAGGCCCGGAGCCGGTGCCAGGATGGGACGCTACGCCTACGGTGAAGAAAAAAGGAGGCCGCAAGGCGGGTATCATGCACAGCTACGCCATTCACAGCTGCCCGGAGTACGAGTGGGACGGGACGGAGGAAGCACATGGGGAGTAAGAGATGCTTTTTGTGCGGCAGGAATGACCCCAGCGACCCGTTGGAGAAGCACCATCTGCTGGGCGGCGCCAACCGCAAGAAAAGCGAAAAATACGGCCTTGTGGTGTACCTGTGCGGCAACAGGTGCCACAGGAACGGAAAGACGGCAGTACACCGCAGCGGCGAACAAATGCGCAGGCTGCGGCGGTACGGACAGCTAAAGGCCATGCAGGAGCAGGGCTGGACGGAAGAGGATTTCCGGCGAGAATTTGGAAAAAGTTACTTATAAGGAGATTTGATATGCTGAACAAGATTTTTGTCATGGGTAGATTGACCCGGGATCCCGAGCTGCGGCGCACCAATAACGGTACCGCCGTTGCCAGCTTTGCACTGGCGGTAGACCGGGACTTTAAGAACGCAGACGGGAGCAAGGACACGGACTTCATCGACATTGTGGCGTGGCGCGGTACGGCGGAGTTCGCTTCCAAGTATTTCACTAAAGGCCGCATGGCGGTGGTGGAGGGTCGGCTGCAGATGCGTGACTGGCAGGACAAAAACGGCAACAACCGCAGAAGCGCCGAGATCGTGGCTGACAATATGTATTTTGGCGACAGCCGGAAGGACACGGATGCGCAGGGCACGTTTCCTCGGACGGACGGCAGGAGCCAGTTCGTGGAGATGGACGAGGATGACAGCGATCTGCCTTTCTAAGGGGGTGACGTGAATGGGCAAGATGCAGGAGGAGATCAAGGCGCTGCGCAGGCAGAACACGCATTTGCAGAACGTGGTACAGCGGCAGAGGCAGCACCTGTCAGAGCTGACCGGTGCCGTGCAGGACTACAGGAAGGCCATCACGGCGCACTATGTGGCCTGTGCCATTACCTTCGGAGAGAAACGGGAGGACTGCGACACGCTGTGGGGCTGGCATCTGGAGGTACCCGCTGACCTTGTGAGTAAGGCACTGGAGAACTACACAGGCGATGTGTGGTTGGACAAGGAGCGCGGGGTGTACGTCATAGGCGTGATGCCGAAGGAGTGAGGCCGATGGGCAAGTGCTACGTGAAAGCCTACTATGACTGGATAGAGCAGACAGCGGCGCTGTCCGATGCAGAGCGAGGTCGTCTTTTTATTGCCATTCTGAAGTACGCGAGAACTGGTATCCCGCCGGAGTTGGAGGGCGCGGAAAGCATACTGTTTCCGGTGTTCCGGACGATGCTGGACAGGGACGACGAACTTTCCGCTGAACGGTCAAGGAACGGGGCGAAAGGCGGCAAGCAAACGCAAGCAAGTGCAAGCAAAATCAAGCAAACCGAAGCAAACGCAAATGACCCCAAGCCTACTAAGACAAAGAAAGAAGACAAAGACAAAGACAAAGACTTATTCCCACCTGACGGTGGGAGTACGCGCGCGAAGCGCTTTACCCCACCCACACTGGCAGAGGTTCAGTCCTACGTGGCTGAACGCCATTCGGCGGTAGACCCGCAAGGCTTTATCGACTTCTACGAAGCGAAGGGCTGGATGGTTGGCAAGACCCCCATGAAAGACTGGAAAGCGGCTTGCCGAAATGCTGAGAAGTGGGAACGGTGGGGACATGCCCCTGCTGCACCTGTCGGCAAAACCGACGGTGCACGTGATGCCTGGATGGGAAAGTACATCAAGGGGGCTAATCCATGAACGCGGGCATCTGGAAAATTGCCACGGCGAAGCTGTGCGGACAGTGCATCCGGGACATGGAGGGCGAGTACATCTTTTCCCCCATGTGGCGGCGGACGCTGGGCGGAAAATGCGAACGCTGCGGAGAGATGCGCATCGTCCATGAGGTGCAGTACACGATGAACAAACGAGGGCTGGAGAAAAGAGGACTGGAGAATGGGCTTGAAAAGTGACGATCTGGCGCGGCTGTCCCCGGCGGCGCAGAAGCAGGTCATGGAGAAGATGCGGAAACCGGGGAAGTACAAGGCGCAGAAGACGAAGCGCGGGAAGCTGACCTTCGACAGCAAGAAGGAGGCGGAGCGCTACGACGCGCTGATGCTGCTGCAAAAGGCCGGGGAGATACGGGGCCTCAAATTACAGGTGCGGTACTGCTTGCAAGAGGCGTACATAACGTTTGAGGGCGACCCGGTGAAAAGTATCGACTACATCGCGGACTTCGTGTACGAGCGCAGAACGGCTCCTGACAGATACGGCCAGCGGTACTGGTTGCCGGTGGTGGAGGACGTGAAGGGGTATAAAGATCCGAGTAGCGCTGCGTATAGGGTGTTTTCCATGAAAGCAAAGATGTTCCGCAGTAGGTACGGGTTTGCTATACGGGAGGTGTGACATGGGCAAGCAGCATTTGAGCAGGGACGACCGCATCTTTATGCGTGGCAAGCTGCAAGGCACACGGGAGAACATGGACATGGTGGCAATGGTGCTGATGGACAAGTGCGGCTGGCACGTCCAAGAGGAGACAGCGGACAGCCGGGACACGCAGAGCATTGCGTATCTGTATGAGTGCCTGGAGAAACTGGCGGAGGAGATAAACGAAGGCCGCATCAAGCGGAAGCACATCAAGGATGTGCTGAAGGACGAGTGCGGCGTGGTGTTTGGAGATTAGGAGGTGATTTAGGTGAAACATTTAGGCGATATTACGAAAATAAATGGGGCAGAGATTGAACCCGTTTGGTGTATTACAGGTGGTTCACCTTGTTAGACAGGATCTATCCATTGCCGGGAAACGCGCCGGTTTGGCGGGAGCGCGAAGCGGCCTGTTTATGGAGCAGGTACGCATCGTAAAAGAAATGAGGGAGGCGGACAAAAGGAATGGACGGACAGGTGACATGGTTAGACCTCGGTATCTCGTGTGGGAAAACGTGGTCGGCGCCTTTAGCAGTAACAAAGGAAAAGACTTCGCAGCCGTGCTCGAAGAGATCATCAAAATCGTCGAGCCGGAAGCCCCCGGTATTGAAGTGCCTGAAAAGGGATGGCCTACCTGGGGGGGGTACCACGATGAAGTGGGAGGACGATGGAGCGTGGTGTGGCGAACTCACGACGCGCAATACTGGGGAGTGCCCCAACGCCGTCGTCGTATCTCGGTTGTCGCAGATTTTGGAGGAGACACCGCATCCGAAATACAATTTGACGGCGAAAGCGTGTCAGGGGATATTACGGCGAGCGGAGCGGCGGGGGAAGGACTTGCCGAAGCTGCTGAAAGCGGTTTTAATCCGGCAGTCGCAAGGGGCCTCACCGCAAGAGCGGACGGAAGCCCCTGCGCCGACAGAGGCCCCAACATCGTATGCAGTCCGCATCAGGGGGGCTGTGACGGAGGAGGAAAAGGCGCGTTAGTGCAGACGGAGAAAAGCGGAACGCTGGGCACGGGGAACGATCAGACGATATTCTGCATGGCTACACAGCAGGGAGGCGCGGAACTGCGGACAGATGACCGCGCGCCCACACTGACCGCTGCGGCTGGCATGAGTGGGAACAACCATCCGGTTGTATACGCCGGTTTTAAGCTGGGCAACAGTGAACAGGCGCGGAGCATCGGCTATCAGGAGGAGCTGTCCCCTACACTCAACGCTGAGTGCGGCGGGAATAAGCCAGCTGTGGTTGCACCGGCGGTGGCGCTGGACATGACACACGCCTGTGACGTCATCCGCGAGTGCGGAGAGCAGGTACCGGCGTTGCAGGCTCGAATGGGGACAGGCGGCAATCAAGTGCCGCTTACATACCAGATGAACGGGTTTGGAGATTACCGCGCCGCCGAGGTTGCAAGCAGTTGCAAGCAACGGGACTTTAAGGACGGAACAGACCTTGCCATCACACACATGGTCGTGCGCCGATTTACGCCGATGGAATGCGAACGGCTGCAAGGCTTCCCGGACGGATGGACGGATATTGGAGATTGGGTTAAAACAGATAAACGCGGGCGCGAAATAAAAGTGAAAGGAAGTGCGGACAGCCCACGGTACAAGGCGCTGGGCAACTCCATCGCCCTGCCCTTTTGGGACTGGATGCTGCGGCGCATGGCGCGGTATCTGCCGGAGGACGCGACGCTGGGGAGCTTGTTTGATGGTATTTCGGGGTTTAATGTCTGCTGGGCGAGAATACACGGAGCAGAGTGCTGCCGGTGGAGTTCTGAAATTGAGCAATTCCCCATTGCCGTGACCAAAAAGCATTTCGGCGATGAGAAGTCAGGTGAGAAAGGCGACTGGGATATTTTTTGAGGAGGAATGACATGACAAGAGATGAGATCGTGACCGCGCTGCGGTGCCATTGTGATGCAATAGAAACTGGGGCGTGCCCAAAGGATAAGTGCCCTTCGTTTGAAAGACCGGCGCGTTATAAATGCGCTGGTGTGGTTTGCGGGGAAGCCGCTGACCTGATCGAGAAACAGCAGCGGCACATCGATGCACTGATGAAGCAGATAGAGGATATGAAGCAGGGGATGGCACAGCTGGCAAAGGCTGTGGCGGTGAAGGAGGAGATGGAGTGGTGGAACGACTGACACAGCGACTTAGAACTGGTGAGGTTCTTATGGCGTCAGATTACGAGGAGAAATACACGGAACACGAGTGGATCAGTGTGCTGCAAGACCGCCTCGCCGCCTACGAGGACACGGGGCTGACGCCGAGAGACATCAAGGAATTGCTTGACGTGGCTGGGTCGAAAACAAACAAGGTTTTGCGGCTCAAAGAAGAATTGCACACCCTTGGTGGAACGCTGCCGCAAATCGCATTTATTGTACTGAAGCTATGCGGTGTTATCAACTGGTCGTGGCTGTGGGTGCTGTTACCCATGTGGATCGGATTTGCGCTGTGGCTGCTGGCTGTGGTGATTTTTTCCATCGTAAAAGCGAAGGAATGGAGGGATGATGAATGAGCCGTTTTACTGAAACTGCTGTGGGAAGCACGGGATATGTGGCCGCGCAGGGTTATGCACCGCCGAAGGGGAACACGGTGGAGATCAGCGGATATAGCTCCGCAGACTTTTGCGGATACCGCCTGCCATGTGGACTGTGCCTGATGATGGAAAAGCCGTGCCCCATGCAGCGGGTGACACACAACGAAGTGACTTGCTCAAACACGGAGGAGAAGTAAATGGATGCTGTGAAGTTTATTGAAGGACTTAGAAGAATGATAGCTTCGGAAAGCAATAGGACCACAATGTATCAGATGAAGGAGGAAAAGTAAATGATCGACAAATTGATGAAGAAGTACGGGTACGAAAAGACCGACGAAAACAGGTACGGCGCCTACTACAAGAAGCGTGAACCGCAGGGGTATGATCACATCGTCTGCGTCATCAGCAAAGCCAGCGGCAAACATCTCATGCAGAGCTACGATGCCCAAACGATTAAGGCGAACAACGCTTTCATTAACCAGACTGCTGGGGTAGAGATTCCCATTCTACTGCTGATGTGGCTGAAGGCGAAGCGGATGGCACGGAAGTACCACTGGAACCAAAGAAAACCGGACGTGCCGGAGGTGGAGTGATGGAAAATTTGTTGCAAGACATCGCCAGCGGGCTGTGGATCGTGATAGGCATTCAAGTCCTTGTCTGGTTGAAGCACTGGAACAAGAAGTTCAGTGACCTGTATGATGAGCTGGAAGAGGAGATGAAGTGATGTCCGGAAACATGGACGACTATTGGAGCAACGAAATCAAATCGTATGATGGTCAGTGGGGTACTGGCCCTGATGATAAGCACGATTTGTGGAAGTGGAGAGAGTTCGTGAAGATGTCAAGAATTTTGAACGCCGAGATTAAATGCAAGGTGAGAATGGAGGGCTAACAATGGCTGAATACATTGATCGAGCGGTGTGTCTGTCAATTTTGCGTGCAAAAGCAAACATGGCGGTTTTAATGGGAGCTGCCCCGTATTTTGAAAAAGCGGCGCAGATGTTGGAGAAGCTACCCGCCGCTGACGTGGCAGAGGTGGTGCGGTGTAAGGACTGCAAGCACTACGACCTGGGCGTATGCCTGAAAATCTACTCGGACGGAAACGCACATCCAGAGGCGTGGCAGAGCCGCAAGCCTGACGACTTCTGTTCCTACGGAGAGAGAAAGGAGGTGGCAGACAATAACTGAATACATAAGCCGCAAGGCGGCAATCGCTTATATCCGTGAGCGATCGGAAGAATGCCAAAAAGCGTTTGAAGAGCTTGGCGGGGAAAGCGGAATCTACGCAGACGCCTATAACGATTTGGCGGAGGACTTTCACAGCATTCCCGCCGCTGACGTTGCCCCGGTGGTACGCTGTAAGGAGTGCGAACACGCCGAACGGTATGAGCGGACAGATGGAACCGTAGGCTATTACTGCGGACACCCGCAAAACACCTTCACCTATGGGGAGCGCTGGGATCGTGTATTCAAACCGGTAAAAGAACCGGACGGATTTTGCAGCAGAGGCGAGAGAAAGGACGGCGGCGATGCAGAGCGGTGATACCGTGCGTGCGAGGTTTATGACGCTTCCAGACTTATTCCCAGGTAAGGGGTGCGAAGAAAAGAAATTCCCTATACGCAAAGGCACGGTGGTGTATGTGCATCCGAAGGGGCGGTACATTGTGGCGGAGTGCGGCGGGGTGCGGGAGACATTCTTCCCGGAGGAGGTGCTGACATGAGCGAATTCCCGGAACGGCTGAGAAAGCTGCGGGAGAGAAAGAGACTGAAGCGGTATGTGCTGTCGGAGCGCTGCGGGCTGAATTCGGACGCCATACGCCGGTATGAGCTGGGGACGGCGAAGCCGACGATGGATGCGCTGAAAAGCATAGCGGATGAATTTGGGGTGTCGGTAGACTATCTGATGGGCAGGACGGACTATCCCTGTGTGGTAGATATTGCCGAAAAATAATTTTTGAAAATTCCACTTAAAAGTGGAAAAATTGAAAAAACGCACTTTATCATGGGAGATGCAGGGGCAAACTCTGCATCTCCCATTCTTTTTCTTTTCCCCCTTCTTTTCCTGATGGGCGGGGCTTCGGATCCGCCCGGATGGAGCAATATGCGGGCACATGTACCAAGGTGGCGACGCGGTCTCCAAAACCGTGTGTGGTGGGTTCAATGCACAACTGTCCGTGCCATAGGCGTGACCTCTTGCCTCGCAGCCGCACGGAGCGTAAGCCTGCGGAAGTGGTCTTTCCTGTGCGCTGTACGAAAGCGGCAGGACGAATAATAATTATTTGGCTGGCTCCGGCTATGAATGAAGAAACGGATGCGACCGACGTACCGGCGCAGGGCTGAAAAGTCCGTGGTTGGTCTGGGTACCACCGTGCTTGAGAGAAATCCGAGGCGTGGATGTGGTGTGGTGGCGGTTGTCTTAGTACAAAGCCGCTGTGTAGGACAGTATTGATGCGTGGTGGTACCCGACTAATTGTGTAAAACAACAGGCGATGCGCTGGCAGACCGCTGCATGGGATGCGTCTCAAATAGTCTGCTTACTGCAAAGGATTTCGCCGTGGTGGATGCTATGTATGCTTGCGGGGCACATAGCTCACGGCGGGAACATATTAGGTGAGGCGAAAGCCGGGTACAGACGTGCCAATGACAAAGGCCAGTGGTGGGAGGCCGGTGCGTCAGACAAAGCGAGGTGATAACATGGCTGCGCGTCTGACAGACCGGCAGAAAAAGAAAATACTGGCGGACTATGTGCAGACGAACAACTATTGCGGCACAGCAAAAATCAACGGCGTGTCAGCAACGACCGTCAAGAACCTTGTACGGGCGAATGCCGACATGGTGAAAAGGTGAGAAAAAAAAAAGAAAGAAAACACCGCCGATGTGATGGAGTACATGAACGACCACAAAGACCTTGTGTGTTCGTTCATCGGCAAGGGACTTGAAATGCTCAACGACCCGGAGAAACTGGCAGCGGCAAATCTCAGCCAAATCACAACGGCGATGGGAACGCTGATCGACAAGTGGGCGATGATCGGCGGGAGTCCTGCCGACACGGTGAGGGAAGACGCACTTAGTCAGAGCCTAAAGGAAATGGCAAAGGAGCTTGAGAGCGATGAGTAAAATGTCAATTAGGGTAATCTTTAAATGCGGTGCAGAATTTACGATTAAATGCGATAAATTCGCACTTGAGAAAACCGCACTTGGAGAAGTAACATCTTATGACATAAGCGGAATTGCAGAAAATAAACCTATTTATCTGGACTTTAACCAAGTTGCGGCGATTGTAAGGATTTGTTCTGACGAAAATGATTAGCCAAAAACAAAAGAAAATCCTTGCTTTCCCATATTCCAGCTATGATGCGCTAATCTGCGACGGCGCTGTGCGTTCCGGCAAAACCTCCATCATGATGTGGGCGTTTGTCCGCTGGGCGATGGAGAATTTCAGCGGTCAGCGTTTCGGCGTGTGTGGGCGTACGGTGGATAGCTGCACAAAGAACATCATCGTGCCGTTTATGGCGATGAGTTTTGCCAAAGAGCGCTATATCATTCGTTGGCGGCGTGGCGACAAGGTAATGGAAGTGCGGCGCGGCGCCGTGACGAATTATTTTGAGGTGTTCGGCGGCAAGGATGAGGCAAGCTATACGTTGATTCAAGGCCGCACGCTGGCGGGTGTGTTGCTGGACGAAGTGGTGCTGATGCCGCGCTCGTTTGTGGAACAGGCGCTTGCACGCTGCTCTGTGGACGGGGCAAAGCTGTGGTTCTCCTGTAACCCCGGCAGTCCGCATCACTGGTTTTATCAGGAGTGGATTAAGCGACACCGCGAACGGAACACGCTATATCTCCACTTCGAAATGACTGACAACCCCGGCTTGAGTGCAAGAACGCTCGAGCGTTACGCGAATATGTACGCCGGTATCTTTTATGATCGATATGTGCGCGGTTTGTGGGTAGCGGCGGAGGGCGTTGTCTACAAGGATTTTGCAAACGACACCGAAAAGTATTTGATCGATGATCCTTTAAAATGGGCAGAGGAACAGGAGACGAAATTCTCTGTTATTTCCATTGGCGTTGACTTTGGCGGCACGAAATCCGCAACGAAGTTTCAGGCGACCGGAATTACAAAAGATTATCGTGTGGTCGCGCTGGAAGAAGAATACATCAAAACCGAAGAGATTGACCCTGACGCGCTGAATCGGCGCTTTGCTACGTTCTGCCAAATGGTTACGGCAAAGTACGGATATAGCCAGACGCGGGCAGACAGCGCGGAAACGGTGCTGATTCGCGGGTTAGATCATACCGCGCAGAAAATGCACCTCGGGACGCAGGTAAAGAACGCAATGAAACTGCAAATCACAGATAGGATCAGGCTCGTGGTGCTGCTGATGAAGCAGGGGCGTTTTAAGGTTTCGCGCAACTGCCCCCATCTGATCGATGCGCTGCAAACTGCGATTTATGATCCTGATAAGTTTGAGGACGAGCGCCTTGACGATGGAACGTCCGATATTGATAGTTTGGACGCATTTGAATACAGCATAGAGCCTTATTACAAAGACCTGGAACGTGCCGGTCATATGATGGGACGGTGAAAGAGTGAATATTCGCAGAGCATTAAAGGAATTAGGCTTTGATACGGTCGATAGTAAGTTTTACTCGCTGATTGATGTATGGAAATCATGGTATGACGGCGATGTAAAAGACTTCCACAGTTATACGGTGTGGAATGGCATCGAAGAACTGGAATGCCATAGGTATTCCGTCAACATGGGCAAGAAAGTCTGCGAGGACTGGGCAAACCTGCTGATGAATGAGCGCGTGAATATCACGCTTGAGGGCAAGAAGGAGCAGGAATTTGTAGATGCGGTTCTTGCTGATAATAACTGGGAAGTAAAATCCAATGAATTGCAGGAGCGGAAATCCGCGGTTGGTACCGTTGCTTATGTTCCAATCATGGAGGATATGAGCGTTGACCCTGATACAGCAGAGATCGCTAACCCCGGAAGAATTCATATCAACTATGTAACCGCTGCAAACATCTACCCGCTGACGTGGGACAATGGCATTATTCGTGAGTGCGCTTTCGCATGGACAAAACGAGTTGATGATGCGGAATACACTTACATTCAGGTGCATCGGCTGAACGGCGGCGAATACGACATTGAAAACTACCTGTACGACGCGGAGGAAGTGCCGCTAACAAGTGTGCGGGGCTTTGAAGCAATCCCCCCTGTTGTCCGCACAGGAAGCGCCAAGCCGCAGTTTGTCATTGACCGCCTGAACATTGCGAACTCTGATGAAGATAACCCTATGGGCGTTGCAGTGTTCGCTTCCGCCATCGACCAGCTCAAAAGCGTTGATATTACATACGATAGTTATGTGAATGAGTTTGTGCTGGGAAAAAAGCGCATCGTGGTACAGCCGGAAGCAACCAAGGACATCAATGGTAGGCCAGTCTTTGATAAGCGCGAAACGGTTTACTACGTTCTACCGGAAGATCGCGCATCTGATGGAAACATTTTGCAGCAGGTCGATATGACGCTGCGCACAGCAGAGTTTAACACCGGTATGCAAGATATGCTCAATATATTGTCGAGCAAATGCGGATTTGGCGAGAATCATTACAAATTCGATCAGACAAGCATTGCCACGGCTACACAGGTCATTAGCGAAAACAGTACTATGTTCCGCACTATCAAGAAGCATGAAATTTTGCTCGAGCAAGCGATTACGGAGCTGTGTCGCATCCTGCTTCGATTGGGCAATCGCTACATGGACGCAGGACTTGATGAGGAAGTCGAAATTTCCATTGACTTTGATGACAGCATCATTGAGGACAAGCAGACCGACTTTTCCCGCGATATGCAGCTTCTCAGCGCTGGCATCATGAATGACTGGGAGTTCCGCATGAAGTGGATGAACGAGGACGAGGCGACCGCAAAGGCGGCGCTACCAAAGATGCAGGACATGACCACGGAGCAGCAACAGGAGGTGGAGTAATGGGCTATGGAGAAAACCCAGGTACTTTTTTGGTAAACATTGGCACAGATGAAAACCCTAATTGGGTAGTTTTGGGCCATGTAAGATGAGCAAGTATCCATTCCCCCCTGAACTGCTGGATGCCATGCCGGAAGAACTGGCAGAGCTGTACCGTGGTCTTGAGGACGCACTTCTGATGGAGATATGCTCCCGGCTCAAGCTGCGGGATGAGCTGAACGAAATTACGGTGCAGGACATCAAGGCGCTGCGGGCACATGGCATCGATCTGAAAGAGATTGAAAAGGCCATACGCCAGACCACCGGCATCAGCGAAAAAAAGCTGAATGAGCTGATAGACGATGTGGTGAAGCGCAACCAAAAGTATTACACCGAGGTCATAGACCTTGCCCGTGTAACACAGCCTGACGTGCTGGTGAATGCGACCACCATTGACGCAATCAGACGGCAGACGCAGGACGTGTTCCGCAACATCACCGCATCAATGGGCTTTTTGGTAGACGCGGGGCGCACAATGCTCCCCCCGGCAAAGGCTTACCAGTGGGCGTTAGACGCGGCTACGTTGAAAGTAGAAAGCGGGGCTATCTCTTATGGGCAAGCCATCAAAGACGCAGTTAGGCAGCTTGCAAGCGGTGGCCTGCGCGTGATTGACTATGAGAGCGGACACCGTGACCATGTAGACGTAGCTGCCCGCCGTGCAGTAATGACAGGTGTATCGCAGTTGTGCGGTAAGTACACGGAGCAAGCGGCGGAATATCTGGAAACGCCGTATTATGAAGTGTCTGCCCACGCCGGGGCGCGTGATGTACCAGGGCGGTCGCCGTGGGCATCGCACAAGGAGTGGCAAGGCAAAGTGTATTCCACCCGCAGCGGCGACATCTACCCGAATATCTACGAGGTGTGCGGGCTGGGGGCTGTGGATGGGCTGGAAGGAGTCAACTGCCGTCACCGCCGCAACGTTTGGGTTGAGGGCGTAAGTGAGCGCACCTACACCGATGAGCAGCTTTCCCACATTGATGATGGACTTGGCTGTACGTTTGATGGCAAGACCTATACGGCATACGAAGCCACGCAGGAGCAGCGCAAGGTGGAGCGAACCATACGCAAGCTAAAGCGCGAAAAGGCGGCGTACAGTGCCGCAGGGCTGACAGACGAAGAACAGGCAGTGAATATCAAACTGCGCCGCCTGAATGCAAAGTACAAGGCGTTCAGTAAGGCGGCGGGTCTGCCGGAGCAGCGGGAAAGGATGAAGGTGCTGTATGAGAATTAAAGCAAGAAGTTACGAAGGAATTGTGCTTGAACTTGACGGAGATGTGCGAGTGCTGCGTGATTACACCCGCGAGATTGTGCGCGTGATCAAGTATCAGGTTGTAATTCTGTGTGATGATGGCGCAAAAGTTGAGCTTACAGATGTAGCCCCAAAAGAAATTGAGGTAGTCAATGAACCGTGATGAAATTGTACAGGCTATCGAAGCCATTTTGAAGCGCGGCAACAACGCAGAAGTGCGGCGAAAAGGCGACGGTGTTATCGTGCTGGAAGTCCAAAAGAAAATCAAATATCAATCCTCGGTGTAATCGGGCACCGGGAAGGGCAATAGGAGCCAACTACCGAGTTTTCCTCGGTGGTTGGCTCTTTTGTTTTAAGTAAAACCCGCGAAGCACAGCGGTTTTTATACAACGTTCGCCCCCGAAGAATTGGGGCCAAAGAAAAGGAGAACGAATAACATGGCGAAATTTACGAGAGCGGAAATCAGAAATATTCTCGGCGACGCTTGCACAGAAGAGATCGAAAATCGCTTGGTTGCGCTGCATCTGGGCGTGGTCGACCCCCTCAAGGACGATCTCACGAAGTACAAGGCGGACGCGGAGAAGCTGCCAAGCGTCCAGAAGCAGTTGGACGACCTCAAGGCGGCAGGTGACGGCGGTTATAAGGAGAAGTACGAGAAGGAACACTCGGCTTTTGAAGCCTTTAAGACCGACATCACAGAAAAGGAAAGCAAGGCGGCAAAGGAAAAGGCTGTCCGTGCTTACTTTGAGAGCAAAAACATCACCGGCGCGAATCTCGACCTTGCTATGCGAGGCTGCGGCGAGGAAATGGCCGCATTGGAGCTGGACGGGGAAAAAATCAAGGACACCAAGTCTCTTGATGCACTCGTAGACGGCACTTACAAGGGGCTTGTCTCCAAGCAGACCGTTCGCGTCGACACTGGTGCGCGCTTTAACGGTGGCGGGAAGCCGATGACAAAGGACGAGATCATGCAAATCAGTGACAGGGCGGAGCGGCGCGCTGCAATCGCCGCAAATATGGATTTGTTTAGAAAGGAAGAATAAAAATGGCTGCTGATCCTAAGCTCATTAAGAAAGCTGACCTCGCGCGTGTGCGCGAAATCGAATTTACCGAAATGTTTGGCTATTCCATCAAGAAGCTGATGGAGGCTCTGGGCGTTACCCGAAAGATTTCCAAGCAGGCGGGCACTGTGCTCAAGAGCTACAAGGCCACTGGCACGCTGGAGAGCGGCGCTGTTGCTGAGGGTGAGACCATTCCCCTCAGCAAGTACAAGACCGAAGCCGTGAACTACAAGGAGATTACGCTCAAGAAGTGGCGCAAGGCCACCTCCGCCGAAGCAATCACCGATCGCGGCTACGATCAGGCGGTAGAAATGACCACCGACGAAATGCTCAAGGACGTCCAGAAGGGTATTCGTAAAGACTTTTTCGACTTCCTCGCAACCGGCACGGGCACGGCGTCCGGCGCGACCTTCCAGGCGACCTTGGCTCAGGCATGGGGCCAGCTGCAGGTGCTGTTTGAAGATGACGAAATCGGTGCGGTGTATTTCCTGAACCCGCTGGATGTTGCTGACTACCTCGCAAGCGCAAACATTACCTTGCAGACCGCGTTCGGAATGACTTACGTTGAGAACTTCCTCGGCCTTGGCACCGTGATTCTCAATTCCAGCGTTCCCAAGGGCAAGATTTACGCCACCGCCAAGGACAACATTGTCCTGTACTACATTCCTGTGAACGGCGCTGATCTTGGCGAGGTGTTCGATTTCACCACCGATGCCACCGGCTATATCGGTATCCATGAGGAGCCCGATTACACCAACATGACCGCATCTGACACCGTTATCAACGGCATGGCTCTTTTCGCTGAGCGTATCGACGGTGTGGTGGTCGGCTCCATCACTCCGGCGGTGGGGGGCTAACTGAACTGCTGAATAAGCCTGACCCTGACATCACCGTTTTCACCGACATGACAAAAGCACAAATGCTTAAGTATGCCGATGAAAACGGGGTGGAAGGGGTCAGCAGTTCGATGAAAAAGGCTGAAATTCTCGCAGTTTTGGAAGGAGCTGACTCACATGACATACGCTGATTACGACTATTACTCCGGGACCTATTTGGGCACCGTGAGCGAGGAGGATTTTCCGCGTCTGGCTGTACGAGCCAGCTCCTTCCTCGATTACTACACGCAGAACCGGGCAAAAGATAACGCTGATATGGACGCTGTAAAAATGTGCTGCTGTGCACTTGTGGACAAGTATCAGCTGATCGAAGCCGCGCAGCAGCTTGCCGCAACCAAACTGACGAACGCGGCGACCGGCGATGACGTGAAAAGCGAAACGGTAGGCGGGTACTCCAGGACGCTGGCCAGCGGCGGTGAAGCTGCCTCGTCCGCACTAAGCGCTACAGACGGTGCGAAGAAACTGCTGGCGGCGACCTGTAACGAGTATCTGGCACATACCGGTCTGCTGTATCGGGGAGGGGGGTGCTGTGGTTGTACGCGCCCCACACTATAACGGTCTACAATGCCGTGCAGGAGACTGACCCGGCGACTTTTGAGGAAATCACAAAGCTGTATGTGACCATCCTGCGCGGTGTTATGCTGCAAGCCAGCAAGGCGGTAAACGTCCGAGAAAGCGGCCTTGAGAGCGCGGACGCGGTAAACCTGTACATTCCGTTCTCTGTGGAAGCGGTGGACGGCACGACAGGCAAGGCCAAAACTTACGCGCCCCCGCAGGCGTTTCTTGCGGCGGCGGACAAGTCCGGGCTGTGGACGCTGTCTGTGAACGGTAACGGCGGGCTGACGTTCTTTGTGAAAGGAGAGTTTGTCACAGACAAAGAGGACGTGGCTATGGCACAGGACGGCTGCTACAACGTGACCAAAGTGGACGAGAAAGATTTTGGCAGCGTGGACATGAGACACTGGGAAGTCGGAGGGGCATGAGATGTCGCTCAAGTTCTCTGTTGACGTGTCCGGCATGGACGAGGTAAAGCGGCAGATTGCAAGGGCCTGTGACCGCGCTGAAAGCGCTTTAGCGCAACAGGTGATGAAAGATACCACCCCATTTGTGCCTGCGCTTACAGGCTCTCTGACGCAGAGAACGCGGGTGGTTGGAAACGAGGTCATTTATCCCAGCCCATACGCCCGGTTTCTGTACTACGGTAAGGTGATGGTAGACCCGGCGACCGGCAGCACATACGCGCCCAAAGGCGGGCACAAGGTGACAACAGACCGAAATCTTGTATTTAACACAACAATGCATCCGCAGGCACAGGCGCATTGGTTCGACGCTTCAAAAGCGCAGAACATGGAGAAGTGGGTGCGGGTGGCAGATAAGGCGGTGAAGAAATTTGGAAAAGATTAAAAAGGCCGTGTCAGCGGCGGAAGAGGATCAGGTATCGCGCAAGTTGCTTGTGTGGCTGAACACATACCCGAAGCTGCCAGTCGACCTTATCCGCTTTGAGTTTCTTCCCGCCGACACTTCCGCTATGGCGATGTCGACCATTCAGGCGGCTTACATCGTGCGGAAGTATATCACCGGCGGTTATGTGGCGGAGTATCAGTTCAAGATAATCTACCGAGTGAAGCCGGGGAACAGCAACGACAAACGGCTCAAGGCTGACGAACTGTTGAACGCTATCGGAGATTGGGCAAATGGTCAGAAGCCCGACATCGGAGATGACAAGCGCGTTATCAGCATGGAGCCGACCACGCGATCTTCCCTGTTTGCCATGTATGAAAACGGGGACGAAGATCACCAAATCCTTATGAAACTGAATTACGAGGTGAATGTATAATGGCAGATTTAGAATTTAACACCACGGCGGGCCAGACCATTGACCGCGAACTGCTTATTGCGTACCTGAACACCGGAACTGCATCCGCCCCCGTGTGGAGCGCTATCGGTAAGCGCGTTGAGGACAGCAGCGAGGAAATGGACTGGAGCACCGACACCAAGCAGGACATTTTGGGCCACACCTTTACGACCATGAAAAAGCCCACCATCACGCAGACTTTTGATCCCATCCCCTTGGACGCGGGCGACGCTGCGGCGGTGAAAATGTGGAACCTGTCCGTCAAAGACCAGGATGCCCAGGCGCTGGCAAATCAGGACATGATGATCGGCCACTTCTACGCCACCAGCGGCGAGGCGATGTTTGCGGAGCGCTACGACGCTTGCGCTATTGCCATCACCGGCATCGGCGGCGAGGGCGGCGGCACCCTGAATATCACCAGCGAAATCACCTACGGCGGCACTCGCACTGTGGGTACTGTGAAGAAGGGTATCAGCGGCGCTATTGAGTTTACTGCGGCCTAAATAAAGGGGCGGGCAACCGCCCCTGTTTTGGAGGGAACATATGAAGGAATTGACAATCACCACCGGCGTACAGGAATACCACCTGAATGACAAATGCACGGTGTATTTTAATCCCAGCGATCCGGCGTTTGCTGACAAGCTTTACACAGCATTTGACGCGCTGAAAAAGAAGCAGGATGCGCGGGACGATAACGTAGAAAAAATGAGCGCCCGCGAAATGTTTGACTGGCTCCGAAATATGGACGCCGAAATGCGCGAGACTATTGACGGGGTGTTTGAGCAGCCGGTGTGTGCGCCGCTGTTTGGCAACGTGAGCGTTTACGCTATCGCGGACGGTGCGCCGCTGTGGATGAACCTGATGGTTGCCATCATGGATGAGCTGGACGAGGGGATTAAGCGTGAAAAGGCTTTTCACAGTGAGAAGCTTGCAAAGTATACGGCCAAATACCACAGATGATGTACGACCTTCCGACAAGCCTTGAGGTGTGTGGAACGGAATACGCAATAGAAACGGATTTCCGCGTGATACTGGACATATTCTCGGTGCTGTCTGCTGTGGAACTAACAAACGAAGAAAAGTGCTTTGGCGTGTTGGGAATGTTTTACCCCGGTTTTTTCACGATGCCTGGGGAGCACATGGAAGAAGCGATAAAACAGTGCTTTTGGTTTATCAACGGAGGGAATGCGGACGCGCAAAAAAAATCAACCAAGTTGATGGATTGGGAACAGGACTTCCGCCTGCTCATCGCCCCCATCAACCGCATAGCGGGGCAGGAAGTGCGGGCGCTGCCGTATCTGCACTGGTGGACGTTCCTTTCGTACTACGGAGAAATCGGGGATTGCTACTTTGCACAGATCGTGCGTATACGCGATCTGAAAGCAAAAGGAAAGCTGAAAGACAAAGCCGACAGGGAGTTTTACCGCAGAAACCGCGACGCTATTGACATCAAGCGGCGATACTCGGAGGCTGAGGAAGAAGTCATTAAGGGCTGGACGTAAAAAAGCCGCCCCGGAGGGCGGCTGCGTAGCGGTCATTGATTTGCAATAAATGTAATGTCGTTTCCAGACCAAAAATCCGGGGTAAATCTGATTTCAAGTGTTTTCCAATCTGCTGGGACTTCGTAGCCTATTACGCCGGACATCTTTTTCCCTGATGCAACAGTACCGTCCAGCTGACCTTTGTCTGCGGCCAACGTACCGGTCATGCTCATGTTTGTGGAGTAGTCATCGACATACGCTTCAAAAGACATTATAGAGCTTATGGAAATATCTTTGCTGGATTTGTTTTCAATGGCAAATTCGCAAAATAGAAACACGTTGCCGCTGTCTGGTGTGTAAAAACCTTCTCCGCTTGATTGGGTGCAAGACACAAATGTGACTTCAATGTCTTTAAGAGATACAACGTCACCAACTGCAAATTCCGTTTTCTGCGGAGCAGTTGATCCGTTTCCGCCTTTTGCGTCTGTATCTCCCACCTTTTCTGGGGAATTCCCACCAAGCGCGGTGCCAATAATGCCGATAGCAATAAACACAGCTATAACGATCAGCACGACCGGCTTTTTCTGTTTGGCCCCGCAGGCGGGGCATACTTTCGCGGATTTTGCAATATCTGCGCCACAGGTCTTACACTTAGTCATTTTATCCATTTTCTTCCACCCTCCAAGAAGTTTTTTGTGGTTTGTTTATAGTACCACATAAATACCATAAAAGCAAGTAGGTGATTGTATGGCAAACGCGGACGGCTCCGTTATCATCAAGGCCGAAATTGACGATAAGCAGGCGCAGAAAGAACTCAATGCGCTGGAAAAGAAAATAGAAGCGCTGCAGGAAAAACTCACCAACAAGAAATCCGCGCGAGATACTTTGTTTAACCAAGCCAACAACTTAGGCGCACAGCTTGACGACGCAAAGGCCAAGCTGGCGCAGATGAAGGGCGGCGGCGAGTTCTTCACCAGTGATGCTATCAAGCAGCAGGAGGCAGCTGTAGCGTCTATGGAAAAAGAATGGAACGCCATGAATGACAAACTGGACAAGCAGAACGCCGCTATTCGCGAGGGCGAAGCGGAGCTTGACCGAATGAAAGCAAAGGCCGGTGAGTTAGGTAAGCAACTTGGCAATACCGGCAAGAACGCAGGAAAGATACAAGAAGGGTTAGACAAAGCATCCCAGGGCATGGAGGCGTTCACAAAGCGCGTAAAAATGCTGGCAAAGCGGGCGCTGGTCTTTACCATCATTGCCCGTGCGTTGGCGGCCCTCCGGGATTGGCTGGCGGACGTGGTGGCCGTAAACGCCGAAGCACGGGACGCTATTGCGCAGCTCAAGGGTGCGCTGCTGACGCTGGCACAGCCGCTTGTGCAGATCATTATCCCGGCGTTTACGGCGCTGGTTAAGGTACTGGCTACGGTGGTTTCGTTTATCGCAAATATTGTATCCGCCCTATTTGGAACAACGGCAAAAGAAAGCGCCAATGCGGCAAAATCCCTGAATGACCAGAAAAACGCATATAAAGGCGTGGGCGGCGCTGCAAAGTCTGCCAGTAAGCAGCTTGCGTCGTTTGATGAGATCAACAAGTTAAGCGGTGAAAGCGGCGGCGGGTCCGGTATTATTCTACCGGAGTTCAGCACGGCGGCAAATTTCGCATTTCTTGATAAAATCGCGGACAAGCTCAAGAAGATCGGGCAGGACATTGTAAACCTGTTTAAGGATGTCACCGGGTTTATCGGCAACGTATTCTCCGGTGATTGGGGCGCGGCGCTGGACAACATCATCAACTTTGTAAACCACGCCCGTATTTTGCTGGCCGATTTGCTGGATTTTGTGGGGTATATCTTTGGAGCAATCATAGACACCATCATAGAAAAGTGCGGCCTTGCCGGTACTCCGGTAGGAGATATGTTGACAGGGATCAAGGACATTGTGCAGGGAGCGTTGGGCCTTATTTCCGGCATCCTTACGCTTGACTTGGAGAAAATGAAGCAGTCGGTTATCCAAATGCTTACCGGCGTAAAGACATTTGTGCTTGGCATTTTTGACTGGTTCAAACTGGGGCTGACAAGTTTGCTTGACTGGCTTGACGAAAGCACAAACGGTAGGTTCCATGAATTGATAGAGCTGGCGAAAACTTACGTCAATGACGTAGTCGAGGGCATGAAACAGATTTTCAGTGGCCTTATTGAGTTTCTGACCGGCGTGTTTACGCTGGACTGGAAAAAAGCGTGGGAAGGTATCAAAGAAATCTTCCGGGGCATCTGGAATACTATCGTCGGCGTTTTGGAGGCGGCTGTAAACCTCATCATCAAGGGTATCAACTGGCTTATTGACCAGTTGAACAAGATACACTTTGAAATACCGGATTGGGTGCCGGGTATCGGCGGTAAATCTTTCGGCATCAATATTTCCCATGTAAACGAGCTTAAAATCCCCCGTTTGGCACAGGGCGCGGTCATTCCTCCGAACCGGGAGTTTATGGCAGTGCTTGGCGATCAGAAATCCGGGACGAACATTGAAACGCCCCTTGCTACGATGGTGCAGGCGTTCAAGCAAGCGCTTGCGGAAAGCGGGTATGGAGGAAACAACGAGGCCGTGTTGGTGCTGGACAAGGACGTGCTTGGCAAGGTCGTGTACCGGCTGAACAAGGCGGAGGGTACGCGTATCGGCGTAAATCTGTCGGAGGTGCAGGGATGAACTACATCAAACTGAACGGCATTTCCTTTGACGCTGACGTTGCCATCTCCAAGTACAACCGAAACTTTAACGTGCTGGACGGCGAAAACGCAGGGCGCGTAATGACGGGCCGCATGGTGCGTGACATCATCGGGACATACCTTGGTCACAAACTGACGGTTTTTCGGCGCGGCGACAACTACAAGGGACTGGACGATTTCTGGAACTACCTGTACAAACACAGCGTGGATGACTCCGTTATGCTGGAAGCGGCAGACGGCCAGACCACCATTGCTTATGAAGCGTATTACACCAGCGCGTCGCAGGACTTGGAGAAGGGCGATGGGGGCGTGAACTATTGGGGCGAGATCGAGGTGAACTTCGTCCCGATGGACGCGCAACTCCGCCCCTGAGAGGTGGACTATGTCGAAAACGACTATTCTGTACAAGGACATAGCCCCCGGCGCAGCGGATGACGCGACTGTGGTCGCCACCGGCGGCACAGGAGACCTCACCCAAATTCCGCACGGCGCAGCGCCAGGGAAGATTATCACGCTGGAACGGAGCCGCTGGGTGCTGGACGGCACCTTTGATGGCGTGTACGCGGAGGACAAGGTAGGCTTTTGGTCTACGGAGGTTTCCGGGGACAGCGGAGAGTTTACCAACCCGCCAAAAATCACCATGACGTTTACACAGCAGTATTCCAGCATGGGCATCCAGCTTACCTTTGACGAGGACACAGGAGAGTATTGCAGCGAGGTAGAAATCTCGTGGTATCAGGGTGCGGTGCTGCGGCGGGCGCAGTCGTTCCAGCCTAACAACGTGGTGTACTTCTGCGATTGCAGGGTAGAGAGCTTTGACAAGGTGGAGGTCACGCTGAAAAAGACCGTAGTCCCCCATCGGCGGGCGCGTGTTAATGAGATCGTGCTGGGCGTGGTGCGTAAATTCGGGATGAACGAAATACGCAACGCATCCATCGTAAACCAGGCGAACGAAGCCGCCGTAGAGCTGCCGGTGTCCACGCTAAACTGGACGCTTGACAGCCTGAAAGATGTGGATTACCTGTTCCAGCTGAAACAGCCGGTGGAGGTGTGGAACGACAACCGGCATCTGGGGACATACTACATTAACAACTCGTCACGCACGTCCGCAAACGTGTATGTGATAGAGTGCCAGGACGCGCTTGGAGTGCTTGAATACACGCCGTTCAGCGGAGGTGCATACCTTGATGGAGTGAGTGCAAAAACGCTCTTAGAAACGCTTGCAAAGCCCTTTGAGGTGGAGTATGAGAGCGATGTGGAGGACACAACACTAACAGGCGTTATTGTTAAGGGCACCAACCGCAGCGCCATTCAGCAAATCATATTTGCATGGGGCGTCTGTCTGGCAACAGACGGCGGGAACAAGCTTCGGGTATTCAACCAGCCCACAAAGCCTATTCTTATTCCACGCGGGCGGACGTTCGTCGGATCTTCCGTTGCAACCGGCGCGGTGGTCACAAAGGTAAACGTGACGGCGCATAGCTATGTAGAAGCCAGCAACGGCAACGTGACCATCAATGGGGTCAAGTACAAAGACACCCGGACGGTGTACAGTGCCATCAACCCCAACGTGACCGCATCCGACCGGGAGAACGTAAAGGAAGTCACGGCGGCAACTCTTGTATCTGATGAGATTGGACAGGCGGTGGCGGACCGGCTGTACAAGTATTATTCGCTGCGTGACACGAACACGGCGACCGTGGTATACGGTGGCGAGAAGCTGGGCGACTGCGTAAGCATTTACACGCCGTGGGGCCTGCTGACCACAGGCAATCTTCACAAGATGGAGATAAAACTGTCCAACACGGTTGTGTACAACGCGGAAGTCACAGGCGCGTGGATCATCAGCCCGTACTTCTATTACAGCAACGACCTGTTCTCCGGGGAGGTGTAACCGATGGCGGAATATACAGCACAGGTGCCGAAGATAGCGGCGGCTGTACTGCTGCCGAACCCGGCGACCATCAACGGCAAGGTAAAGCTACAGGTAACGGTAATAGAGGAAACCGTCATTGTGTACCCCAGTTACTACTACAGCGGCGATCTATATGCGGGCGAAAGCCCCCATACGCCGTACCCGCGTGTACCACAAGCATATCATTTCTTTTGCGGCGATATTTACGCCGGGGAGGTATAAATGGCAATCAAGACAGTAAAAGCGACGATCAACGGCCAGACATACGACCTGACGCTGAACTCCGCAAGCGGCAAATGGGAAGCGACCATTACCGCTCCGGGGAAAACATCGTACAATCTGGCAGGCGGCTACTACAACGTATCCGTCGAAGCAACAAACGAAGCGGGCACAAAGGGCAGCGCGGACGCATCTACCGTAGACGGCCTGAAGCTGGTGGTAAAGGAGACTGTGGCACCTGTTATCACCATCGTGTCCCCCACGGCTGGCGCGTATGTGGCGAACAGCAAACAGCCGGTGGTATTCAACATCACGGATGAAACCGGCGGTTCTGGCGTGGACATCAGCACATTGGTAGTCAAGCAGGACGGCACGGCTGTAGCGGCGGCGAACATCACGCACACGGCTATTACCAATGGCTACAGCGTGACCTACACGCCGTCTGCGGCACTGAGCGACGGAAGCCACACCGTGACCATCAACTGCAAAGACCACGACGGAAACGCGGCTGCGGAGAAGTCCACGACCTACACCGTGGATACTGTTCCTCCGACGCTGAACGTAACATCTCCTGCGGACGGCCTTATTACGGCGGCTTCTTCTGTCACTGTGGCCGGTACTACCAACGATGCAACGTCCTCTCCCGTGGTCATTACCATCTCCCTGAACGGAACGGATCAGGGTACAATCCCTGTGGGCACCGGCGGTACTTTCTCCAAGGTGGTTACGCTGAAAGAGGGCAGCAACACCATCATCGTCAAGGCAAAAGACGCGGCAGGGAAGGAAAGCTCCGTCACCCGGACAGTCACGCTGGACACGTCTGTGCCGAAGATCAAAGCGGCGACCATTACGCCTAACCCGGTCGACACCGGTAAGACGATGGTCATTAGTGTTACCATTGAGTGAGAGGTGATAGCTTGAGCAGAGATATTCGCGTATCGCTCCCCGCCGCCATCGTCTACGTGTCCGGTTCGGTCAACGGCAAGGATTACGTGTGGACACTGGACGGCGAAGCGTGGAAAGCCACGGTAGACCGTGCTTCGGATGAAAAGTACGCCGTATCTTTGACGGCTATCAATGCGGCGGGCACAAGCGCCAGTTACCAGTTTACCCTTAACTACGGTATGCTGTCCCTTATTACGGACAGAACGCAAGCAGACGTGGATGGCGTGATAGCCGCGCTCAGTCGGATAGAGGCTGGGCGCGGCACCCCGGTGGACGTGCTTCTCCTGAGTGACAACAAGGGGTCGTACAACTACACCGATTTGAACCGCGTTGCGGGAGCTGTGCTGTATGTGGCGGAGGAGTTAGCGGCCAGCGGGTACAGCGTGACGGTAACGGCAAAGCAAGGGTGGACGGAAACGGACATTCCCACGCAGGCGGACATCGACCAGTACCTCGCGGACATCGCAGAAATACGCAATGCGCTGCCTGTGCCTGCCGACGCCCCGGAGGTGCCGACAATGCCGCTGGACTATCGAAAGGCCAACGACATTGAAAGTATCCTCATACTGGTAGACCAGCTTGTGCAGAACATAGCCAAGTCGTGGTTTTACTCGGGAGACTTGTACTCCAACGAAATCAAATAATAAACGTTACTCCCGGCCAATCGGGGCACGGGAAAGGGCAATAGGAGCCGACTATGGGAACGTAGTCGGCTCCATCTTTTTTGGAAAGGAGCAGATATGCAGGACAGAATTTCCCTTTATCCTGGCCGCGTCAAGCTCACGCCTGTTTCCGGGCAGGACAACGTGTACGACATGACCCGGCAGGACAACCCCACCACGGAGGGCACACCGCTGAACAAGTCCACGCTGCTGACGGACGAGGTGGCGGAAACGCTTGGGCTTGACCCGGCAACGGCTACGCCCTCTCAGGCCATCAACGCCGTGGCAGGCAAGGCAACGGACAAGAAACTATCGCTGACGCTGGCGGCGGCAAGCTGGACAGGGAGCGCAAGCCCCTACACCCAGGGCGTGACCATCACAGGCGGAACGGCCACCAGTCAGGCGGACATTCAGGCAGACGCAACGGCGATACAGCAGATGTTGGACGACAGCACCAACGCCATCTACATCAAGAACGAGAACGGGACGTTCACCGCCGTGGCTGTGGGCGAGAAACCCACCGCTGACCTGATCGTTCAGGTGACGGTGTACGAAGTAAAGGAGGTAAGCTAACGATGGTTATTATCGGTAAATCGCAAATTGCGGGGGGGGGGTGGTGTAGCACCGGATATTGATTTCGAGTATTCCGGGCAGTACATCCGCCGCGCAGAGGACAACGTTGTGGAGTTTTTGTCTACCGGCGTGCTGACCATCAAGAAGGACGTGTACACGGACCTGTTTCTTGTGGGCGGCGGCGGTGGAGGCGCACAAAACGGCCATCTATCAGCTTTATGTAACGGTGGGGGTGGTGGAGGCTACACAAAGACGGTTTTGAATACCCTACTTCGAAAAGGCACTTATAACATAGTTATTGGGGCTGGTGGCACAGGGGGGTCGACAAAAACTGGAGCGAGCTCCACAGACGGAGGGACAACATCTATCACTGGATCCGATGGGTTTTTTACAGCATCGGAGGGTGGAAAACACGCATCAACCAGTACCAGGGCAGGTGGCACCGGCGGCTCTGGCGGTGGTGGTGGCAGCTATGCGAATAGTGTCAGTCGTGCACCTGGCGGGGGCGGTGGTTCTGATGGTGCTTCCGGTGCCAATGGCGGTGGCGCAGGCGGAACCGGACAGAGCACAACTACAAGGGAGTTTGGCGAGACTACCGGGAAATTGTATTCCGGCGGCGGCGGTGGTGGCGCTACATACGACGACGGATATAATGCAGACTCCGGAGCCGGTGGCGCAGGCGGCGGTGGCAATGGTGCAAAATTCCGTGGTTCTGCTGGGGACGGAACTCCTAATACTGGTGGAGGCGGAGGCGGTGGTTTTAATTACGCCCATTCTCCCAGCGACAGTACCTCGGGCGGAAGCGGCGGCAGCGGCATCGTGTGCATAAGGCTACACAAAGAATAAACACGGCCTCCGTTTCGGAGGTCGGGAACGGAGGTTTATATGGCAATTACAGGCAGAGCGGTGACAGCAGGGGGCGGCGGAATTGCCAATCGGCTGGATTTCACCTACACGGGCGGTACATTCAATGAGCGTACCGCAGACGGTGTAGTGGAGTTTTTGGAAACCGGCATCCTGACGATGAAGAAGGACACGTATGTGGATGTGTTTATGGTTGGCGGTGGTGCCGGTGGTGTGACTGTTGGATTATCCAACAGCGGCGGAGCCGGAGGAAGCGGTGGATGCACAAGAACTATCGTAAATGCTTTGCTGCGAAAAGGGGTGGCATACCAAGTTGTTATTGGTGCCGGGGGCACCGGAGGCGGCAACTCCGGCGGTGAGACTTCGGCTTTTGGATATACGGTTTCAGGTGGAACTGTTGCCGCCGGGGGTTCTGGAGGCGGAAAAGGAGGCGTCGCCGCAACCGGGCAGGTGAACGCCGGAAATGGCGGGTCAAACGGATCGGATGGTGGGAGTGTCGAATCTCCGACAACCGGAAGCCCCGGAAAAGGACAAGGCGCTACCACGCGAGAATTTGGCGAAGCAACCGGTAAGCTGTATGCCGGCGGCGGTGGCGGCGGCGCGGGAAAATACGGAGACATTGGAACTTCGGGAGCTGGTGGTGAAGGGGGCGGCGCAAAAGGTAATTCTACAACTGACGCTACGGCCAATACCGGCGGCGGAGGAGGTGGCGGGAAAGGATATTATGATAGTTCCAGTCCCGGCGGTCAAGGAACTGCGGGCGGCAGCGGTATCGTGTGTATCCGCCTGCACCAAGACGACCCCACTGAGAACGTGCTGAGTGGAACGTGGAGGTTTAATGACACACTTACCATGCCAAGCACTTTGTTTACAGAGAACTTCGATTATGACGGGACATTTGCCTATGCTGGTTCCAACTTTTATACCGTGATGGGCGCAAGAGCATTCTCTACCACAACCGATCTGTGCTTTGGGCATAACTCCGGTGATTTGTCGACAAATTATGTACAGGTATATGACTTTACACATAACATGTGGAGGCAAGCAACAGCAAAAACCATAAAATTCTGGAACCGCTATCAAGTAGTTTCCCCGGAGTTCTACGCATGGTTCACCGCAAACGCCACCAAGATTTCGGATTAAGGAGCGTGATTAAGTGAGATACGCATTGGTTGAAAACGGTGTTGTTACAAACATCATCGAAATGGACAAGCGGAACGAGCAGTTCTTCCCCTCCGCCGTGTACACCGGTGACAGGCCGGTGGGTATGGGGGACACGTACACGGAGGGCAAGTTCTACCGTGACGGCAAAGAGGTGCTGACGGCACTAGAGGAAGCCAACAACGAGATAGACAGCCTGACGCAGCAGCTGGGCGAGGCTGTGGAAACCATCTATCAGGCGGATATGGAGGTTATCGGATGAGCATGATTATCGGTAAAGCGTTAATTGCGGGGGGGGGGGTACTGTTGACCGGTTAGATTTTACCTATACGGGGCAGTACAACGAGCGCCTTGAGGACGGCGTTGTGGAATTTCTGACCACGGGCGTGTTGAAGTTCAAGAAGGAAGCAGCCATTGATGCATTTTTATGCGGAGGTGGCGCAGGAGGTAGTCCTGGAGCCGGTTCGTCAGTAAGCGACGGGCCTGGAGGCAAAGGCGGCTCTGGAGGCAAGACCGCGACCTTGCTAAACATAACGCCGAGAGCGCACACGGAATATCAGATAGTAATCGGCGCAGGAGGAACTTCTGGAAATCAGGGCGGAGATACGTCTGCGTTTGGCTCGACCGCTAATGGAGGAACTTCTACTGCTGGAGGTTCGGGCGGAGGTGGAGAAGGCGCAAGAGCTAATGCGGCTTCCTATAGGAATGCGGGTAACGGCGGAAGTGACGGAGCAAATGGAGATAACGGCGGCTATGCTGCAAACACTGGCGGAACTGGACAGGGCACCACTACCCGCGAGTTTGGCGAAACCACCGGCAAATTGTACGCTGGAGGCGGTGGCGGAGGACGCGGGGCATTGAATGGGTCCCAAGGTTATAGCGGGTCAGCGGGGGATGAAACTGCTGGTGCTGGAGGGGGCGGTGATGCACCCCTTGCAAACAGAGGCGGCGGCGGTGGCGGTGGTAACCCCGGTCATTCTGGCGGCTCCGGCGGCAGCGGCATCGTATGCATCCGGCTGCACAAGGAAGCGTAACAACAAACTGAAAGGAGAACGACTATGTACAACATTATGACGAAGCTTATCAACAAGCGGTTTTACAAGACCCGTGAGGAGGCACAGCAGAAGTGCGACGTGTTTTACGCCGTGGGGCGCATCACGGACGAGCAGTACACGGACCTGTGTGCGCTGATCGAGAGCGTGTACGCAGAATAAGGGGCGGGGAGAATTACTCCCCCCGCCGAATGTAGGCTTCCTCGGCATCGAGCTGTGCCTGTTTGAGCGCAGCAACGGCCTTTTCAAGCTGGGCAATGGCGTCGGTGACGGCGTTGAACAGGGTGAAATACTCGGGCATGGGAACACCTCCTTTCTGTAAGCAGGATAGCACAAGAGGCGTGTCAGAAACGGTCGAAGGGTGTCGAGGGTGCAAAAATAATTTGAGAGGAGAACGCGGCGAATGGAACCGTGGGTACAGCAGATCGCCGTACCGCTGGCGGTAGCGGTGCTGACAAGCAGCGGCTTGTGGGCGCTGGTATCGAAGCGGGCGGACAAGAACAACGCGGAGCGGAAGATGCTGGTAGGGCTGGCGCATGACCGCATCATCCATCTGGGCATGGTGTACGTGACGAGAGGGTACATCACGCAGGACGAGTATGAAAACCTCAATGACTATCTGTACCAGCCGTATGAAAAGATGGGCGGCAACGGCAGCGCAAAACGGGTCATGGAGGAAGTAATGAAGCTGCCCATCAAGCGAGAGGCGTAAAGCCGGAAAGGAAGTAACTATGGACATCAACACTATCGGAGTGGCGACTGTTGCCGCTATCATCGTGATCTGCTATCTGATCGGCATGATCGTGAAGGCCACGGCGCTGGACAACAAGTGGATCCCCATTATTTGCGGTGTGTGCGGCGGCATCATCGGTGCGCTGGCGCTGGCGTTCCACATGCCGGATTTCCCCGCCGAGGACTATTTTACGGCGGTCGCCGTGGGCATTATGTCCGGCCTGACCGCAACGGGCGTCAATCAGGTGTTTAAGCAGATGAAGTCTACCAACGACGAGGAGGCTATGTAAATGGCCGCGCCGAAGGTATACCTATCCCCGGCTATGCACAGGGCAAACCCCTGCGTGTATCCCCGCCCGGACGGGAAACAGTGTTATGAGGCACTGGAAAACAACGAGTACATCGACATTCTGGAGCCGATCCTGAACCGCTGCGGCATTGCCACCAAGCGCGGGTACCGGCGCACCCCCATGAACAGCGACAACGGTGACACCATCATGAAGCAGAACGTGGCAGAGAGCAACGCATGGGGCGCGGATGTGCATTACGTCAGCCACACCAACGCCAGCGCCAACGGAACGGCGCAGGGGTGCCATCCCATGTACTACACCTATTCCGCCAACGGCAAAAAGCTGGGCGAGATCATGGTAAAGTACCGGAAGGAGATCTACCCGCGCACGGTAAAGCTCGTCCCCCGCGCCGATCTGTACGAGCTGAAAAAGACCAACGCTGTGGCGTTCTACGAGGAGCACGCCTTCCATGACAATCTGGAGGACATCACCTGGTTCCACACGCACATGAAGGAGATCGCCGAGAGCGCGGCCAAGGGGCTGTGTGAGTGGTTCGGTATTCCGTATGTGGAGGAGACGAAGCCTGCGGAGCCGGAGACACCGGAACAGCCGACCGTGACCGAAACGTACACCGTGAAGGTGACGCGGAGCGCGGACGGGAAAAGCGGCACGTGGGAGATCGTGAAGTGAAATAAATCTGCTGGGCGGGAAAGAGCTACGACAAGCCGCCTCTTTCCCCGGCGTAAAGTCCCGCAAGCTCACGGCTAAAACCGTGTTATGGACAGCTACCACAAGCAGATACGGCGCAGATTGCAGAGCATGGCACCAAAGCGGGCTATTGCGTATGTGATGAGTGCCCAGCTACCGCCTGACGAAGCGATGTGCGTTATTGAATGTGACGTGAAACGAAAAAGCTATTGTGAAACGGCGTTACTGCTGAACGTGTCACCGGAAACGGTGAAGCGGTGCCGCAGGAGAGCGTATCAGAAATTTGCAGACGAAGAAAGAAGCCACACCTGAAAAGGTGCGGCTTCTTTGTTTGCGCCCGGTAGGGGGTGAACCGGGCATATAAAAAGGGAAAGATGCCCGCCGGGAGTATTCCGGGGTGGCTGATTTTATTATACATCGTTTCTGCGGTATTGTACAAGTAAATATTCCGCAAATTAACGGCCTTTTTCTGACCTTTAACTGCCCCTTTGCGGGGGCAGTTTTTTGTTACGCTTATTGCAAGAAACGGAGGTGCTTGCATGGTCGAAAAGTTGATGTCGTTGGGATTTACACAGCAGATGGCGGAGGACATCATTTGGGCGTATCAGGATGACCTCCCGGGGCTAAAAGCCTATGTACGGGTGATAGAAATAGTGGCGGCGCATGTATAGCTACTTCAACGAAAACCCACACGGGAAAAATGTGGGAGACTGCACCGTTCGGGCTATTTCAAAAGCCACCGGGAAAGAGTGGGGCGAAACGTACCTTGCTATGGCAATAGAGGGGTATCTGGAAGGTGATATGCCATCCGCAAACGCTGTGTGGGGTGCGTATCTTCGGCGGATAGGCTACAGGCGGTACATGGTGCCGGATACTTGCCCGGATTGCTACACAGTCGGTAGGTTCGCCGATGAACACCCGGAGGGGACGTTTATCCTTGCGCTATCCGGTCACGTCGTGTGTGTGCAGGACGGCGTGATCTATGACAGCTGGAACAGCGAAAATGAAATTGTTTTGTATTACTGGCAAAAAGAAAGTGAGGCGTAACTATGGCATTTAACCCGTATTTCAACCCTTATTACCCGCAGCCAATGCAGGACAACCTTGCCCAGCTTCGGCAGCAGCAGATGCAGACCATGCCGCCGCAGATACCGCAAATTCCACCCATGCAGAACCCGGTGGCGCAGGGCGGCGTACAGTGGGTATCTGGTAGGCCGGAAGCGGAGAATTGGCTGATCGCGCCCAACTCCGCCATTGCGCTGTGGGACAGCACAGCTCCCGTAGTTTACTTGAAACAGGCCGATGCAAGCGGCAAGCCGACCCTCAAAACGTATGACCTTGTAGAGCGCCTTGCAAGCGCTCCTGACGCGCAGAAAGCTCCCGCCCCGGAATATGTGAGTTCGATGCGCTGGCGGCGCTTGTGGGCGAAATAAAGGGCAAGAAAAAGCGCAAGGTGGAGGAGGAAGAGGACGATGAGTAACAATCCGTTTTTCAATGCGTTAGGTGGCGGACAGATGCCGGGGCCGATGAGCGGCTTTCCCCAGCTGTTACAGCAGTTCAAGCAGTTCAAGGCAAGTTTTAAAGGCGACCCAAAAGCGGAAGTAGAGAAAATGCTGCAAAGCGGCAAAATCTCACAAGACCAATTGAACAAGATACAGTCAATGGCGAACCAATTTCAGGGGCTTTTCAAGTAATCAAAATCGTGGCCACGGTTTGATATAAATATTTTTTCAAAAGGAGTGATACTATGTCTCTTTCCTCTGACGGCACCATGCTGACTATGCCTGTGGCTCCTGCCAACACCGGCAACGGTAACGGCTTCGGCTGGGGCGGCGATGGCGCGTGGTGGATCGTGCTGTTCCTCATTTTCGCCGCGTTTGGCGGCTGGGGTAACGGCTTCGGCTTCGGTGGCGGCGGCAACGGCGTGATGGACGGTTATGTTCTGACCTCTGATTTTGCCAATGTCGAGCGCAAGATCGACAGTGTAAATCAGGGACTTTGCGACGGATTTTACCAGCAGGCGCAGCTTGTCAACGGCACCAACATGGCGATGGCAAACGGCTTTGCACAGGCCGAGCTTTCCCGCAGCAACCAGCAGGCGGCGCTCATGCAGCAGCTCACCGCCATGCAGATGCAGAACCAGGAGTGCTGCTGCGAGAACCGGGCGGCTATCGCCCAGGTGCGGTACGACATGGCGACGCAGGCTTGCGATACCCGCAACACCGTGCAGAACACGACGCGGGACATCATTGATGCAATGAACTGCGGCTTCCGTAGCATCGATCAGCGTCTCACTGCGCAGGAGATCGCTGCGAAGGACGCGAAGATTGCTGAACAGAACCAGCGTCTTTTTGCTGCTGACCTCGCGGCCTCTCAGTCTGCTCAGACGCTTGATATGCGCAACTATGTTAGCGCACAGTTCGCGTATTACAATCCGCGCCCCGTTCCTTCGTTCAGCGTCCCTGCTCCATACCAGTACACCGGATGCGGCAATCAGTACAACTGCAATGGCTGCGGATGCTGACAACTGCATAGCATAGCTTTTTCCCCACATGGGGAAAATGGTCAGCCCCGTGCTGATACTGATACCAACGCGGCGGGGCAATAGCTCCGCCGCTTATTTTAACTGAGAAAGGAATGATTTTAATGGCAGAATTTACTTCTGCGGCAATTCAGACCGTTGCTGCTGGGCAGAACGTTCCCCTGACGGAAACTGCGGTCAACAACAAGCCGTGTATCGTGCATCGAGCCGGAGCAGGCATCGTAACTTTGCGCGGGTTGACAAACCAGTGCAAGGCACGTTTTCGCGTGGCTTTTGGCGGCAACATCGCTATCCCTACCGGCGGCACGGTGGGAGCTATTACCGCCGCGCTGGCTATCAACGGTGAACCGCTGACCAGTGCCGTGGCGACCGTTACACCCGCCGCCGTGGAAAACTATTTCAACATTTATGTCAGCGCCATTGTGGAGGTGCCGAAGGGCTGTTGCCTGACTGTGGCTATGGAGAACACCAGCACACAGGCAATCAATTTCGCTAACTCCAACTTGACCGTTGACCGCGTAAGCTGAAAGGAGTAAACTATGAGTATGAAAGCAATGTACGATTTGCGCGATATGCTTTGCAAGGAGCTTGACGAGATCGCCCACAAAGGCGAACTTGGCGCAGGTGATTTGGAAATCGCGCATAAGCTGGTAAGCACCATCAAGAACATCGACAAAATTGGTCTGATGGAAGATGAAGGGTACAGCCGTGACGGCGATTATTCCCAGCGGCGTTACTCCCGCGACGGCGACTATTCCCAGCGCAGGTATTCCCGCGACAGCTACGGCGGCGGCAGCTCCTACGCACGGCGTGGCACCCATTATGTGCGCGGCCATTATAGCCGAGACGGCGCAAAAGATGACATGAAGCGCCAGCTGCAAGAGATGCTGGACAATGCCGATGATGATACCATCCGCAACGCCATTCAGCGGTGCATGGATGCCGTGGAGGGCTGAGAGGGGGTAGTTCCCCTTGATCGACGAAAAGGAACTTAAAGCCTGGATAGCCAGGCTGGAAACGGAACAGTCAAGTTGGCCGAACTACGAGAAGTTGGCCGCGCTGTACATTATACAAAACCAGCACAAAGGGCAGAGAAACCCTGCACCGGTGGCTATGTATTCCAGCGCGCCGGCTCCTGATGTGGTAGACGGTGACAGTGACTTTATGCAAGCGGTATCATCCCGCGCGCCGGAACAGGCGTGGGCCATAGTGGACGAGTTGATGGATGCGCTGAAAGTAACCAATGCGCGAATGTATGATAACGTGATGCGAAAGATGCGAGGATAAAGTATCCCCCGCCTGTTTTGGCGGGGGTACTCTTATGTACTTAGTTTGCTGTAACCTAAAGGTTTATATAAACTAAGTACTTACAGAAAATCAAATTCAATCCGGCGGTCTTTGTATAGCCGGATT